ATTCTTTTGTACCAAACTTTTCTTCAATAAGATCAATTACAAACTCTTGTCCAAGATTAGAAACTGTAAAGCATAATGTTTCATCTTCTGTTTTTACATACTGTTCAAAGAATTCTCTACTAGGTTTGCCGTCATGCGGATCTGTGTTCAAGTTATGCTTTCTACGAGTATGTCTTTCAACTTGTAAATGCGTCTTTCCGTTATACGTATTATGGTCGTGCATATTAAGTGCTACAGAAAATAGTTTCATTTTATTTCCTCTAATGCTATTTTTTCTAGTATTGCCTGCCTACGTACTTTAGGTCGAGGCGGAATAATATCCATACACACTGTACAATATTTTTCAAACTGGAATAAGTCATGTTCCATCATTTTAGTAATATTTTCTACTGTAATATCAAACTCACGTGATCCGTTAATTGCTTTTCTACTACAATGTCTAATCTTTTGTATTTCAAAATCAAACACAGGTACTTGAGGAAACTTAGCACAAATACGTCTTTCTAATTCAGGTGCTTGTACAAGTTCGTGATCACTAAAGAAATCAGGCGAACGTGAATTATATTCTTTAAATTCTGTATTTTTATGATCAATATGACTTATATCGTGCTTGTCTCTATATGCAAAATAACCAGGTGTTTCAATAATAAGATTATAGTTGTTTAAGTCGTTAGGTTTAAACCAATCATAGTTTCCTAGTTTTTCAATTTTATCTTCGTAAAAGTCTAATATTAAGTGTTCAATATAGATGACTTCAGGATCTTCAAGTATGTGTGGATAAAACTTACGTACTAAACTATTAGATAATACTTGTGGAATTAGATTAGGATATTTTTTAATTTCTGCTATAATCTCATCTAAGTTTTTAATAAGTCCGGGTTCGCCGCCTAATAAACAGATACGTGTTTTGTAAGGAGCAAGTCCCTTTAGAATAGTACGAACTAGATCCATATCTGTGTGTAGGTATCGCATTTCTAAAGTCCACGCAGTACAATAATGACAAGACTTGTTGCAAGACTTTGACAAGTAAAAGTCTACTGTTCTATATTCGGATCCTTTTAATTCGGCTAATGTGATAGGTGTTCGCATATTATATTTACTTGACTATATTGATGATATTAGAGAGATCTGGTTACTGTAGTAATAATACTTTCAATCTCGTCATCAGTTAACCAAGCATGAATCGGCAGTGATACTATTGTATCTGAAACTAATTTAGAATTTACACACTTATCTTTCTTGTGCGGTATGTTTAAATACATTGTGTTATTTGATAACGGCTTTTCATAGTGTATAGAAAGTCCTAATTTATCTTTTACTTTTTTACGAGTTTCTTTGTCTTTTAATCTTATTGTATATTTGTGCCAGTTGTGATTTAACAATTCATTTGGTTGTTGTGTTACAATAGGTAAATTTGAAAAGGCATCATTATATCTTTTTGCAATTTCTTGTCTAGTAGTTTGTGTTTCGACAAGATTTTTCATACGCTGTTCAATTATCATTGCATTTAAAACATACATTCTACTGTTATGTCCTAGTATATTAAAATCTTTATCTTTGCCGTGTCTTCTTAGTTTCCTTACTGTGTCAGCAGTACTTTCATTATCTGTCATAAAGATGCCGCCACCGTTTATTCCAGCAATTACTTTATTTGAATTAAAACTATAAGAGCTACAATGTCCTATGCTACCTGCTTTTGTACCATCATAACTTGATCCAATTGACTGTGCGGCATCTTCAATAAACCAAATTTTATTTTCTTTACAATATTCAATTATATCTGTAACATCAACCATATTACCAAACAGGTGTGTATAAATGATTGCTTTAGTTTTTTCAGTAGTCATTCTTTTGATACTATCAAGGCTTATATGATATGTGTCTAAATCAATATCACAAAATACAGGTGTAGCACCTACCATACTAATACAAGATGAACTTGAGATCCAACTGAAGTCAGTGACTAATACTTCATCTCCTGGGCCTACTCCGTGACATGCTAAACTAAATCCTAGGGCATCTGTAGCACTTGCTACACTTACTACATGCTCTCTGCCTGTATAGTGTTTAATTTTATCTTCAAACTTTTCATTGTTTTCATAATTAAGTTGACTCATAAATGAATCAAATATATCTAAGTAAGCCTCTTTATTTTTAAGATACTCTCTATCCCATCCGTCATAACTAATCATCTAATGCCTCCAGTATTGGATTAATGTCTGGAATATTATTATCACGTTTCCAATAAACATTTCCTCCGTCTTTCATGTTTTTATCTCGTAAGTAAATTACATCTTTTTTATAATATTTGCATTCTTGAAAAATCCTAGGAGCAGGATCAAATGTTTCTTTTGTATATACATATGTTTCAAACATACCCATAAGATTTTCAACCGGTACAAATACATTGTTATTCTTTATATTAACATATTTTTCATCATATGTCAAGACCCCATGGTCAGAAAAATTATCTAAAACTTGCTCTACAGTAGCATAATACTTGTCATTAGTTCCTAAAAATAGATATTTAAATTTTATATCGTCAACGTAGGGTTTATATATAGAAAAATTAATTGTCTTTTGAAAATGCTTTCCGATGCCATTTGGATATACTTCAGTATCACATAAGTCTATAATATTTCTTGGTTTATAAAATTCTAGTGCTTTAGGGTAACCTTCAGGATGATTTTCAGAATAAACACTAATTACTTTGCCACCAAATACGTGTTTTAAAATTTGTTGTTGCTCTGTTGTATAGTCATTAAAGTTTTGCCATGATAGTGTCATCATACTACGACCTAGTATTAATGTTACATCATCTTTGTTTGGTTCGTAATAATCTATAATTACATTTTTACAATGTACGTATTTGTTTTTAATAGTATCAATGTAATCTCTATGCTCAAATTTTCGATGAGATATAATTGACACCTGAGCAGAATACCCTGCTTTGTTTAGCATGTCGCAGTATTCATAACTATAATAAAGTAAACCATCTACAGGTTTGCTTGTTACTACAATGTTTATCATTTAATTTCTATAATATTAATTACTCTATTTTTTTGTGTATTAATTTTAATATCACTAGTATGAGGTATTTGATGGGTATTTCCGTATGGATCAACTGCTTCGTTTGTAGTTCTAATATCTACAATTTTTACTTTACGCATAGGCTTACCGGTAACAGGATGCACTTCCATGTTAGGATCTGTTGTAAGTTTACTTCCGTTGCCTGCTCCGATAGCTAATTCTTTTTCATCAGACTCCCATCTAGGTCTATCCTCTTGAGGATAACCAATACCAATACCGTATGCAATCTTCTTGCGTCCTGCTAATACATCTTCTTCAATGCCTAGCTTTCTTTCCCAAAACATATCACCATTTAGGTCTCTGTGACTTTTATTACAACCTGTCACTAGATTCATCCTCTGTGCGGCATGCATAACCAACCCCATAGCAATACCGACGCTTACATAAGCATTTTCCCAGCGATTGATATCACTATTTTCTTTAGGTGTGCCATCTGCATGACAGTTTTCTTGGGTTTCTGGCTCTTTAGCAACAAATAACATATACATGTTAGCATTGGCTTGACTGTTCCTCCAGGTACTAGGTGGATTTCTGCTATGAGTACATCCCCATGTATATCGAGACATTTTTTGTATTATATCTCTATCAGCACTCCAGTACACATCGTAATATGCTTCATACTGTTTAGAAGGACTATTTTTTGCTATCCATAACAAATAATCAATAACTTCTTTTGAAACTTCTCTAGAGTAGTCCCAGTTACGTTGGCACTTTTGCATATTTCTAATAATATCCATTGTGTCGCTACGTTCATAGTTACTAAATTTAATTAGATTTTCTCTAAACTTTTCTCTATCATGTCTAGTTGTAATTAACTTTTCAAACTGTTTATTTTTCATATTCTTTCCTTAACCAATCAAAGTTATTTATTAAGTTAAGATCAGAGCTGTTAGAAAGGCCAAACTGCATACCAGCATTAGCACCTCGTAACGCATCTCGCTTATAACTTCCAGTAGCATAAGTAGTCCAAGTTTTAAGTCTTGCATTAGTTTCCTCCTCGTCTTGTCTGTTTATTGTTTTACTTGATAATTTTGCACATTCTCTAAAAGCACTTTTCCAAGTACTAAAAGCATCTGTATCAAACGCTGTAATATTACTAACTTCGTCTATTACTTTAAATTTATCACTAATACTTGTAGTCATATCTGTAGTAGTTGTATCCATGTTATGTGTAAGTGTAGTAGGCAATAGTTTTATACCGCCGTAACCATATGTTAAATCGTTAACAGGATTCTTACTATGGTAAACGTGTACTGTATCTCTTTCCTCTGCTGTATGAGCAAATTTGAAGTCTTGTACGACCTTTGCATCGCCATCTACTACATAAAAGTAACTAGTTTTTGCAAGTTTAGCCGCTTCGATATGTGCATTGTGTATGCCTTTGACATTAGAAACACGCTTTACTCTATCACCAAATACACCAATAGTATTAAATCTACTGTACAAATCGTCAAAATTTTGTTCCGCATTTGGTTCGTAATAGCTTATAAACACTATATCATACACTGTTT